GAGGTAAACAGGAAAATGGAGAAAGGGGTAATAAGGCAATAGGGCGTAATGTGCGATAATAGGGAAGAAATACCAGTTTAACGAGGTTACATGTCAGCAGCAGCGACCACACCCAGCAACCAACAAAAAAGCCCTACCCCTAAAAGGTAAGGCCTTATATCAAACAATCCCACTAACCCTATTGACTCATAGTTTCAGCGTATAGGTAGTTAGCCCGACTTATTAGCACGTCTGCAACAAACTGGTATTTCCGGTTTAGTACTTTGTCCCTTTGCTTCATTGCTTCAAGGTTTATCCTGCTGGTTACTTTTTCATACAGGCCAATTAGTAAACTTGTATCCGCTGTCAATACCATATCGCAGGCATTAGGGGTATTAATCCCTATAGTACGTAGTACCTTGTTATGGAATTGCTCAATAGCTGCGTTATTGGCTGCAATGGCTTTTTTGTCTTGGCTGGTTATTACTGTTACTGATTGCATAGTCTGTTAGTTTTTTATGTGGTTAGAATCCGTATACTGCTATATAGCTTAGTACCATAATAGCTAGTGATAATGCTGATATTACTATCACGTCTTTGTTTCTTTTAATCATAGCTTGTTAGTTTAATTAAGTGCAATATACGCCCGACTATTTACTTTCCTAATCATCTTTGCCTATACCCGTATAGGGGTTAGCTATAGGGCCATGTAAAGCCTTTCCCAGTACCGCATATACCTACTATACCCTTTCCTCTATACTGCCCAATAGCTGGCACCTATACCCCTATATGGTGTTATTATGCGGTAGTGTGGTGTATGTGCCCTATACCCTGTTGCCTGACCATGTGAGGTACGATTAAAGTAACTTTAATACCCTGTGTGGTGCATACCTGCCATGCCTCACATATGCCCGATCAATAGGGGTATCAGGCCACACAAGCAAATAAGGTTTATCTATAGGCCCATAGAGGCAGACTATTATAGATAACGCTTATGGGGGTATAGAAATAAGTTATAGAGTTTGAACAGGTGGCCCCTTGGACATGCGACACTACAGACCAAAAAATCCCGGAAAAAATTTACCTGTAATATTTTACGGACAAATTAAGCCCCTATACTCCCCGGTATGCTTCGTATAACCCCCGCCCTGATGATTAAAGTTACTTTAACTCTTGTAGTGACTCACGGTTACAGGAAATTACCCCACCCGCCTTTTAGGTATCTTAAGTTGTTCGCCAAATATGGCTACGTACTCTTTAAAAAATTCTATGTTGGTAAGTATGGTCTGCATTACTATTTTTGAGTATCTGCGTCCTTTATCTGATCTGCGCCTGCGTCTTACTGAAATATCCCGTTGTACTTCTTTATACCATGTATCGTAATCTTTGTTACCACGCCACTGGTTACAGGTAAAACAGCACGTCCTTATATTACAGTGTTCGTTTGAACCTCCTTTTGATCTTGGTACTATATGTTCGGCTGTAGGCTTGTACGGTGGTGGTATTGGCCTTTCGCAGTAGCAGCATTTATCCATGTAGTAAAGTTAAGTACCTTTATGTTTAAACTAAAAACTTGCACGTTATGAGTACAATTTATTTGCTTGCGTTAATATTAGGGTGTGTTATCGTAGCCACCACCGGACTGATTGTTTTGTTTAAGTACAGTGATAAGATAAAGTATAACGATGGGGAATATGATGTATACGGCAGTAAGCGTATGCCTGTTTCCTTACATCATCAGTTTAACTTCTCTATTAAGTTTGTGTTTGAAGGATTGCTGGTTAGGTTAAGTGAGTTTGAGTGTCAGAAGTTGGAGTTGCCTGCTGTCATCCCCAGACACGTTAAGTTGTTTGGTTTTACTTTTTACAGGAAGCCCCGGTTTAGTGAGATGATACTTACTAGGATAGTACCAGAAGGTGCAGGGTTATGGGTAGATCGTTTTAAAGGTATGGGCGAAGTTAAATGTGTGGTGAGCTTAGTTGATGGGAGTTGGATACCTGAACGGGAAATAGTTATTATGTGTGAGCTGGCCCAAGGTTGTCTTACTGCGCTTGATAGGACACGATATGAACCGGTTAGTGAGATACTGCGGTTTAAAGTAAATAAGTACAGCAATCACCGGTATGGATTACCCGATTACGAAAATACCCCGCCGCCGCCCGAAAGTAAAGGATTGCCTGATATATTAGTTAGTGGTAATCGTGTTGTGTCAGACAAAGGTTAGTTTATGGCTAATACACCAATACGTGAGGGTAGGACTGTTTTACACAATCTGCGTACTGGGAGTATATTTCTTGCTACCCGGAGTATTGCAAGGAGTTTTACTCCACACCAATTAGCACAAAGAGAGATCATAATAGTTTGTGAACTATCTTTGCCATACATTAAAGTACCACAGGAAGAACGACATAAATATCCATAGTATGACCAAGAAGAAATTAGATCACAAGTCGGATGACAAATACCCGGCTAGTAAAAAGAAGGTTGAGAAAAAAGAAAAGAAATCTGGGAAGACTAAAAAGATAACTGGTAGATCGGTTATAGAGCTTGACGGCGATTTATACGATGATCTTAAGTAAGCTGTGTGACTTTCCATTTCTCTTAAGAGCCTGCCTTTCTAGGTGGGCTTTTTTATTGATAAAATATTTTGTTAATGGTTTGGTCAGTTTAGTGAATGTGACTATATTTGTATTCTTCTAGGCGAGTCCAAAAACTCCAAAAACCCTTGGCTTCTTATCAGGTGTGCCAAGGGTTTTCCTTTTTAATAAATTATCGTATCTTTGACTAACAGAGGGTTTTAACAAGTTTTACTCCCTAAGAAACACCTGATAAGTTTCCCACAATAAAAGTTTTAGTTCTTAGTAGTTAAATCCTTATGTTCATAGGCAGTGCAGTGACACCATAAATGCCAAACTTCCATAGGGAAATATATTGTAGGTAAAACCAGTGTGGGCAATGTCTGACGGCTTGACAACCCACGACCTCGAAGTGTTAACCCAAAAAACTTCCCTACACCCGTTAGATAGCGGTACTACTGTTGAACATTTGATTACTGCCTTATCAGTGCAAAGCGGCAGTAGGAAAACCCCAAGGCTTCGAGGGATATAGAAGCCGGTATGCCCTTAACCCAAAAAACCGTAAATTTACACCGATTGTCTTGTGATATGAAAGCGTGGCCGGGTTTCTACCCGGTCTTTTTATTGCCGATTAAAGTTACTTTAACCCACTATCCCAATAATTAATATCTTTGCTGATAACAAGCCCGTAAACCAATTCAGACAAAAAATTAATACCATATGCCATACGCAAATAAACACAAGATGCTCAAAGGAAAGATAGTCAACTATCAGAAGGGCGTCCCAAAGCCACAAAGAACCGTAGAACAGGCTATAGAAGTATCTAAAAAGATTTGCGGATTATACGCTACAGGAAAGTACACATTGGAGCAGTGCTGTAAAAAGTACTTCGTTTCTCCCGGAGCGTTTAGAGCTTGGGCGTGTTCTACTATAGATGTAGGTAAGATGATTGCCGAGAAAAAGCCACTGCCCAAAAGGTTTATTCTTGCCGTACACAACATGTACAAGGAGTGCATACGCATAAACCAAGAGAGCTACATGGATTTGGTAAAGGGAAAGGCCAGAGCCGGGTTGCTAAAGAAGGTAGAGGGGTATGAGGTACAGGAAATTCAGGAAGACTACGAGCTAGACAAAAGAATGTACATAGAGGACGAAGACGGAGAAAAGATAAAAAATCCTGACTTTGGTAAAATGGTCATGATTAAGCAGAAGATCAAGAAGTACGAGCAAGCTCCTGACACCACCGCTATTACATTCGCCCTTACCAATGCAGACAAGGAAAACTTTAAGGAGCGCAAATTTGTTTCTCAGGACACTACTGTACACATGGACGAGGGTCTTGAGGGTCTTAAGAGTCTTGAAGACGTTAAGAAGAAGCGTAAGCAAATGGAATTTGAGTTGGAAAAGAAGCGCAAGGAGTTTGAGGCAGAGGAAGTAGAATATGAAGAAGTAAAAGACTAATCACTATGCCAAAAGGAAGACCCAACTCCGTTGTAAGCAGGCTACAGCTACAACACGAAGAAGAAGCACTTAAAAGAGTAGAACAGGAAGAAGTAAAACTACTTCAGCGTAAACTATGGCAGCTAGACCCGATGCTGTGGCTAAAAGAACGTTTTAAAGAAGACCCGGCCCACTTTAAATGGAGTATGATGCCGGGGTACGAAAACCATGTATGGGATGGCTCTAAAGACCCGATGTATAGAAGCTGGCTGGCTATAGCTAAAGGGGCTGCTGACGGTAAGCCTAACTGGGCCGGAATAGAGGCGGCGACCGGCACAGGTAAGACGTTTACTTTGTCAAGAATAGTATTCTGGTTTCTTGATTGCTTTGAAGATAGTCTGGTAGTAACGTCAGCTCCAAAGCAGGCCCAGCTAACCTTACACCTATGGTCTGAGATTTCCAAAGCGTTCTATAAATTCAAGCGTATACGACCCAAAGCTGCCTTATACACATTAAGGCTGGTAGTAGATGATACTAAGGCCGGGGACGAAGATTTTGACCCGGATAACCCAAACTTATCCAAGTCTTGGCAGGCAGTGGGCTTTGTATCAGGCGTAGGTTCAGTGGAAGAATCAGCTACCAAGGCTCAGGGGTTTCACCGTAAGGACATGTTAATCATTACCGAGGAAACACCGGGTATGCCAGATGCCGTAATGACGGCCTTTAAAAACACGTCTATTGCCGGTAACAACCAGATATTGGCGGTGGGTAACCCAGATAGCCAGCTAGACCCTCTGCATACATTCTGTACACTTAAAACCGTACACCACTTTAGAATATCTGCCTTGGACTATCCAAACGTGGTATTGGGTAAAGAGTTAATACCGGGAGCGGTAACGCAGCACTCAATAGATCGTAGAGCTGTAGAGTACGGAGTAGAGGCACCCATGTATAAAAGCCGTGTACGTGGTATATCACCTGAACAGGATACGGACTCTCTTATACAGAGGTCTTGGATACTTAACTGCGTAGAACACGAATTACCTTACGACTATAGCTACCATGCTGTAGGAGTGGACGTAGCCAATTCAGAAAACGGTGACAAGGCAGCATTGGCTTGGGGCAACGGCAACCAGTTAATGGAAGTACACGATTTTTCTTGTCCTAACGCTACCCACTTAGCCTACAATTTGTTTATGGAGACGCACGAGCTACGGGAGAAACATTACACCAATTACAATACTCGTAAGTTATATGAGTTTGATATAATGCCGGGTATGGTAGGCGTGGACACTGTGGGAGTTGGGGTAGCTACCTTTAACGCATTACTGGATGAAGGATTAGAGCCTGTATCACTTTCCGGTGGACAATGGGAAGATTGCATACCAGAGGAACTATACCGGGATGAAAACGACATAGACGGCTCTGATAAAGACAAGTATAGAAAGCTGTATAAGTTCCAAGGCTTGCGATCTCAAATGTGGTGGGAGTTAAGGGAAGATTTAAGACAGGGAAAGATCAAGATTAACATTGATGACAAAGACCTGCTTTCCGAGATCATAAAGGAACTCATAACCATAAAAGTTACTTACAGGGATAACTTCATAGCCGTAGAATCTAAGGACACTCTCAAGAAGCGTTTAAGCGGTAAATCACCAAATAAAGCTGACGCCATAGTGTACTGGAATTGGACACGTAAGGGCTACAGGCTTTACGGAGGGGCTATGCCGGTTGTCGGCTAAGAAGACTATCTTTGTTTACAATTAAAGTAACTTTAATTATGAAACTATTTGGGTATGAGTTGCGCCGCCACAGAACGGAGTCGGTAGCTGACGCACCACCATCAAGAGATGCGGAAATACTGAATATGGCTGCTAAATCCGTAATGGAGGAAGAACTACCGTCTAGGGGTGGACGCAGCACTGAATTACCAGCAGACGGCTCATTATACGGACTTATCATGTCCGAGATGAATACCATAAAGCCGGGGTTTGACCCAAAGCTGATAGATATATGTGAGTATTTGGCCAAATTCAACGGTGATCTTTCTTACGCAGTAGACAATATAGTACAACTAGGTAATACCCCAGCCACTATAACATTCGATGACTCTGTTACCCCGCAACAGAAAAAGGAAATGCTCAAGTTCCTAATGGTCAATGAGAAGAAGATATACCCCGGAGGTATGAACTCACTTCAGAATGATTTGTTTGCTCAGGCTGCTATAGGTGGGGCTATAAGTGCCGAGATGATACCTAGTAATGGTTTGGATAGGGTGGCTAAAGTAGCTTTAGTTTCCCCAAAGGATATTAGGTTTAAGTACAACCCAAAGACCTACGACTACGACCCTTACCAGAAAGCCAATACTATAGTAACTTCTGGTACTGGGGTAGACCAACTGAAGAAGCTAAACCCGATTACTTACAAGTACTACGCCATACGCAGGTTTAACGATAACCCACACGGTATACCACCATTTATAGCAGCGTTTGAGAGCATAGAGATAGAAAAGGACATGCTCAAGAATTTCAGACACATCATAAGAAAGATGGGTCTTTTTGGCTTTTTATCGGTAGTTCTAGCCGCACCAAGGCGTAAACAGAACGAGACGGATGATGAGTACTTAGCCAGAACCAAAAAACACCTACAGGATACATTACCAGAGATCGAGAAGGGGTATAGCAACGGTATATCACTTGGATACAAAGGGGCTATAGAGTTTAACCTAGAGTCCTCTACTTCCAATGTCCAAGGGGCTAGGGACATGTTTAACATGATAACCGAGATGAAACATGCTGGTTTTAAGCAAGACCCTTTGATGCTAGGTAGGAACTTTAATGTAGCTGAGACTATGGCTAGGGTAATCATGGCCAAGCTCACTACGCAGGTTGCCAACTTTCAAAGGAACGTAGCCAATTTCCGGGCAGATGTTTACATGATGATGCTACTGCTGGGTGGTTATAAGCTGAAGACTGTCTATGTGGATTACGCACCACCTATGATTGGAGACAGACTTAGGGATGCTCAGGCATATGCAGCCGAGATAGAGAACGAGTTAATGCTACGTGATAAGGGCGTACAAAGCCAGCAAGACGCAGCTAACGAGCTTGGATTTGAAGAAGCATTTGCAGACAGGGACGTAGACTACACGGTAGCGCACCAAGACGAAATAAGCAAGATAAAGGCCAAGCCATCTGCTACAGACCCCAAGAATACTAAAGACCCATCTCAGGCTTCAGACGCTACCGCTGCCGGAGCTACTAACTATAGCAGCATAGAAGAGTTTTTGCATCAGGGAGTTCCAGAGTACCCATACCTTGATGTGTGCGACTGTGCTAATCATTCTATGTCTTACGATGTAGAAGATGCTAGTGATGATTTAGCTAGGCTGTCTTCTTTATACGGAGAGGCTATAGTCAAGCTATTTAAGAAATCCGTAGACCGGGCCATGCTCAAAGTAGCTGAGGCGCTGGCAGAATTTGGTACAGGAGTCAGTCTTCAGCAAATAACTGATAGAATATTCTACATACTGTATACTGAATGGGGGGCAGGCTTTACAGTGGCCCAGAAAGTGGTAATACAGAAATGGGTTAGGCAAGTGTACAAGTTTTTCCGGGAAGACGCTACTATATTCGGTACCGGGGCCAAGGTTACCGATGCTACGTTTGGACTATTCGATGTTAGGGCACTTACTTACTTCCAAAGATCGGATGAATTATACCTAGGCAAGTTTATAACTGATAAGGACACTCGCAAGAAGATCACGGAGTTTATTAAGGAGAAGTACCTAAAGGAAGGTATAGCTATAGGAAACAACAAAGAGGCTATAGACGAGTTCAGAAGTCAGCTAGGAGACTTGATAGAGATGGAAGACTGGAAGATACGCCGTATAATAGACACGTCAGTTAACCGTATGCGTAATTTCGGTGCTGTAGCTTTCATGCAGCAGGCCGGTGTAGAACAGTTTGAGGTTAGGGGTATAGTAGATCACAAGCAGTGCAGGTACTGTAAAGAGATGCAGGGCAAGAGGTTTAACGTAGTTACAGCGTTTAACCGGGCAGAGAATTACGTTAAAGCCATGCCTGAACTAGTGGGGGCAGAATTTCCATTTATCACTACTGCTTTTAAGGGGGATGAAGGTTTTGCTAGGTTTAAAGCGTCCACCCCTGAACAGCTACAGGCATCAGGAGTAGACCTACCCCCCTATCACGGACATTGCAGAGATGTGATAATAGCCGTTTTATAGTTATCTTTGTTATTCGTCTGGTTTAAGTAGTGGTAGCTTAAGCATAAAAGGCCGGTTTGTTCCGGCCTTTTTCTATTTTTATGAAAAACAAGTTAACTTCGTGTTATGGTAACGATCAATGACATATTTAAGGACGGGTTTAGGCCAGACCTGAAAAAGAAATTGGAGTGCCTAGACGATAGTGACTGTGTGGGTGAGTCCGAGACTGCCAAAACTTGTATAATACCGGTAAATGATTGCAAGGACATAGTTCCATACCTGCCTGAAATGTATACAAAGCAGAGGGGAGGTAACAAGGACAGCAGGATAACCAATTAAAGTAACTTTAATAATTATAAAAAATGTTAATACTTCCTAAGAAAAAACAGATATTCAGGGAAACCCTACGCTTTGATGCTGCCAAGGTTACAAGCGGAGAAACGTTATTTTTAGGAAATGCTGGTTTTACTTTGGGCAGGCCAAAGACCATAACCCAAAAAGAGCTTGATGACTCCATAATGCAGCTAGGGTTCTTTGGTGGAAGCGCTGACTCTAACAAATTTTGGTCAGACGCTAACAGAGACAATATCATACCCAAACCTGAAGATTACGTAGACGTACCTATGCGCTTTATAAGCGAGGCCATAGTAGGCGGGGAAAGTTGGAAAGCTACTGACTTCAGAGTGCCGGGGGTTTTAAAGGCGTCAGTACCCTTGTTGAAAAACAAGACGATGTACAAAAATCACGAACAGGAAGTAGATAACTGGGTAGGCGTAGTGGCAGACCCTTACTACGAGCCATCCTTTTCTCAGGAAGCCATAGAGGTACCAGCCGGTATAAGCGGGTTTGCACGTATAGACATAAAGACAAATGCTAAGGTGGCCAGAGGCTTGCTTATGGGAGCCATACAAAGCAATAGTGTTACCCCGGTAATGAAGTGGGAGTCAAGCCACTCATTTGAAACACCGGAGGAATTTTACAGCAAGATCGGTACTATGGCGTCTGACGGCCAAATGATACGCCGTATGGTGCTGGAAGTAGAAGACTATTTGGAAAGCTCTCTGGTATGGTTAGGAGCTGACCCATTCGCCAAAATAAAGAACAGTGACGGTACTTTGGTCAACATAGATCGAAGCTCTGTTTACTTCTCTAAGGCCAGTGATACTGAGAAGAACATTGTTCAAAAAGAGAAAAAGTTTTTTATTACGAACACCATTGACGAAAAGATTATATCTTTGTCGAAGCAACACTATAGCAAACAACATTCATCAGAACCACCTAAACAGGATAACAACATGAAAAAGTTTTTTCTCGCATTTATAGCGGCGTTTGGACATAACCTTAACCTCAGCTTCAAATATACGGATGGCATGGAGCTGTCAGAAGCTCAGGAAAAAGAGCTTACTGATGCCCTTTCCAAGCTGGGGTTAGCCAAAACAGCGGAGGAAACTGAAAATATTAACCTTGGTACACAGGTACGCTCACTAGCTCTGGCAGCAGTGCAGAAGACTGATGCAAACGCTACTACGGTAGACCTCACCAAGTTCTTTACAGAGTACGGCTTCGTGGCTAATGCCACGTTGTCAAGTCTGGAAGCCGCTAACACTGCGATTACCGAGCTTACAACAGCACTCAAAGTAGACGTTGCCCAGCTCAAACCTACCGTAGTGTCTTTGCAGGCATCAGCGGAACTGGGTAAAAACTATCTTACCCTGAAACGTGACGAGTGTAAGCGTCTTTACGGCCTGTCTGTAGGCAAGGACAAGGAGGACGCAGCAGTACTGGAAATGATTGGTAAGTCTGAAGGGGCGGTGCTGGACGGCCTGCTTAAGCAATACGGCTCTACCAACTCCATGAAATACAGTGTCTATTGCAGTACGTGTAAGTCTTCAGACCACATTGAAATGCGTAGCTCCATAGCTTCAGAGGGTGATGCTGATGAGTCTATAGACGGTAGTGGTAGCCTGTCTGCTCAGGATATGCGTGACAAATACCGTAAGCCGGTTATGTTCATGAATACCGGTAACAAAAAAGAGGAAGCATCAAAATAGTTTGAGTTTTCAAAATAAAGTCTCATTTTTGTAGAACAATATTAAAGTAACTTTAAACAATCATAGCCATGATTAATACATTAGGCGGTACTACCAAAAGGATAGTTTACAGGGAGGAAGATGGAGTCATAGCAATAGGCTTCCCTATTTCCGGCTCTAACGTCATAGGTGACTTTGACGCTAACATGATGGTGAAGCTGAACGATGACGGCAGCGTATCACCTGTAGCCGCCTCTACAGACATTCCGTTTGGTAGA